CACCGATGCCATTACCTGTGCCGACATATATTTTACCGTTGTACGCCGCTGCAACCGCGTCACGTCTTGCAGTTCCGCCAAAGTCAAGCAATTGTGTCCACGTATTCCCAGTAACGTCATAAGCCCACCAATCATCAGTAAGACCCCCCTCGTCATACCCTGTGCCTACGTATATTTTACCGTTGTACACCGCTGCAACAGCGTCGCGTCTTGCAGTTCCACCAAAGTCAAGCAATTGTGTCCACGTATTCCCAGCTATATCGTAAGCCCACCAGTCATCAGTATAACCTGTGCCATCACGCCCTGTGCCGACATATATTTTACCGTTGTACGCCGCTGCAACCGCGTCACGTCTTGCAGTTCCGCCAAAGTCAAGCAATTGTGTCCACGTATTCCCAGTAACGTCATAAGCCCACCAGTCATCAGTATAATCTTCACCGACATAACCTGTGCCGACATATATTTTACCGTTGTACGCCGCTGCAACCGCGTCACGTCTTGCAGTTCCGCCAAAGTCAAGCAATTGTGTCCACGTATTCCCAGTAACGTCATAAGCCCACCAATCTTTTAAATAACCACCACTACTTCCTGTACCGACGTATATTTTACCATTATATACCGCTGCAACCGCATAGCTTCTTGCAGTTCCGCCGAAGTCAGTCATTTGCGTCCATCTATTCAGTCCACACTTATAAGTATCTCTCGGCGTAAAGGCAAGTATCCACGTATCTTGTGTTTTCGCTTTCTCGTACACTGCAAGGTGAGTAATCTCATCGTCTAATGGCAAGCCACTGCCACCACCCCAAACCTCATACCCCCAGCGCCGCGAAGCTTTGCCATCTTTAAAAATGATATTCTCACAATCCGAGACCCTGTCATCACTTATCATACGGCGATGATAGTCCTTAACAAGTCCTTTAAGCTGTGGTATAGGTAAATATTTCATTAACTTAGCCTGTGTACTGAAAAGCAATTAAATGTTTCATCATAATGAATGTTAATCGCTGCTCCCGAATCTTGATAGCAAAATATTTCTAAATATTGCCCTGCTGTTAAATAAACCATACCATTGCAAACTGAATGTACATAAAATGAATGTGTTAACGGTGCCACCCACCGAAAACCACTGATAAATCTATTCCCATCTTTATAAACTGCAATCATACAGTATTTGTCTACTGTCAAACTTATATTGGTAGTTAGTATACTAGCATTAACCTGATAATAACCCGCTTTTTGTGCAGTAAACCGGAAATTTGTAACATGGTCATACTCTCCGAGATTATCAAAGTCCTCTGTATTATATTGTACCTTTGTCCAAATAATATTCGGTATTGATTGAACAGTTCCACGAGTTGCCCTGAATCTTGAGACAGGCTCGTTTATTTTATCGTAAGTATCCTCACGCAACCCTCTGATCAACTCCAGCATAGACCTGCGCCAGTCTTCTTCTTCAAGGTTTAAATTTGGATAAAGCTTATCCCGATTCATAATAACCTACGTAAAAATCAAACTCTGCTTCTGGAGGCATATCTGAATGAACAAGCCTACTAATATTCAGCTCCAACTCCTGACCCCTTGCATGAGCCGACCTCGCAAGCTCAATTCCTCTGTTTTCAGCTATAGTCACGGCAAGTTTATAAACCAAAAACTCTTTATATTCATCCGGTAATATTACAGTCGTATTTAACGAGTCTAACTCAACAAAATTCTTAATAAACTTAAAATATGCCGTATAAGCCTCATCGGGCTCTCTATTGAAAATAACTTTAGCAAGAGGATATTCTTGTATAAAAGAATACTCATAAGGCCTTCCTTCGACTGCTTTGTCATCGATACGAACATAATCCAAATTGGATATAGGACGTACACGATAATCATAATCGTCTGAATTCCTCAAAAAAATATTCTTAATCGCAAGAGGTCTTACAGTATTGAAGTCTCCACCATCGCCGATAGTGTACTCAGCAGTCCCGATAGTCAGCGTAAAGCTCTCGCTGACAGGAACATTTAAAAACTTCGGCCCTAGGGAACTTAACAAATTATTCAAGTCCTCCAAGGCGTCTGTTCTATCGGCAACGGTAGAGTTGCCTATACGACTCTTGCGAAAAGCTGCGATAATTAAATCGTCTGCTGTTGCCATCTAAGCACTTCCTTTTATTGCACCAAGAGCGATGAGAGCAGTTCTCAGCTCATTTGCAAGAACTATTACCGAGGCGGCGTCATCACATACCGCCTGATTTGCACTCGCAGGCTGAACAATAGGGTCGACTCCATATAATGATATTTTGTCGGTAGTAGATTGACCTAATGAAGTGCCATCATCGTTTCCATCACTTAAATATGTTACTGCCATAATCTTCTCCTTATCCTAAAATTCTTGTAGCCCAATCCCCACGGATTGTTTTGACTCCATACACCATGTCAAGCCTAAATGTCTGCTTGTAATTAACAATGTCGAATCCAGCTGTCAAAGTCATAGTCAGACCATTACTTGTGATCTTCTCCTTTACAGTAGCAGTCTCAGGCAATTCGCTATTCTTCACACAAACAAAAGCAAAAGCCTTCTGGTGAAAAGCTAAATTAGCAGTGTGCGAAGCGACTAAAGTCACCGCTTGGTTGTTGGCAATCGCATTAGTTACATTCTTTGTCGGCCCAGTAGCAACAACCGCAGGCGATACTGAAAGGTCACCGTCGCCGTCACCTGCGAAATCCGCAGTTACAGCAAATGGTCTTAGATGACCAGCATCTTGATAATTAACAGGATTGATCGCATTACAGCCTGCAAAGGTAACTATATCACCAGTAAGGAATGTTCCTGTTCCTGTATCGATGTGGATAGTAGAACCTGTTTGTGCTGTAGCATGGTCTGACTGATAACTCGCTCCTGTTCCTGCGGTATGCTTTGCTATATTCTGAGACGAATATAAAGACCCAAGTCCCGCAATATCTGTTATCTTTCCGGTCTCGATTGACTTCTTTACCAACGCATCGTTATTAAGTCCCCCTAAGACTCCAGCCATTGACCATGCGCCTATAGGATCGCAAACTAACGACCTCGCCGGAGGTGTTGACATTAAATCAAGCCGTGCTGCTGCGTCCCCGAAATTACTGAAAGCAGCCGGAGCCGAACCTGCCGTGCCTACAAAATTCGAAACATCAGCATATAAATTACACAATGCCATGTCAGCTTCATTCGCCAACTTAATCATTGCGTCCTCTAGGTAATGTTCCTTAAACCGATCAACATTCCACATCCTGTCAGTTTCCATTATAGTAAACGGAATAACTTTGTGGTCTGTTACCGTCATATCGATAGTTGTTTCGGTTAAATCAACTACGTCAATTACCGGGCCGTCTTGAACCTCAAAAAGCCACGGATTCTTGATTTTAAAACTCGATCCTTTCTTGGGAGAGCCGTTATACTCGTCCTCATAGCCCCTGTAAACTAACGGGACCATCTTGAGATTGTTTTCAAAAACATCCATCATCATCCCTAAAATCATGGAGTTTGTTATATAAGTATCTGCCATTATTAAACCTCTTTTCTAATATGTTCTAAATATTCTTGAGCATCCATATCCTGCTCTTTTTTTGTTACCCTACTTGCGCCGTTATCCAATGTATTCAATGGAGCCGGTGCGTTTGAACTTGAATTACTTTCAAATCGCGCCTCAAACTTGCCAAGTTCAAGATACTGTTGCTGAGGCGGCATCTTTGCTATCTTTGTCGCGAGTGCAGGACGCTTGCCCATCTCATAAGCCAAATCCTTATTTTCAGACTTCAAAAACACGTCCCTCATAATCGGTGTAAAAAGCGGTTGTGATACAACCTCGATATAGTCCGGGATTGTTTTTTGAGCCTCTTGCGCTCTCTCTTCAAAAGAATCGATCAACGCTGAATACTCACCTTGCCTTTGGAGATTTTGCTGTTGGTCTTGCCTTCTTGCTTCTTGTTTCGCGTAACGCCATTCGTACAAGTCATCCTCGTACTCCTCAACCGTATCATAATTATCCAAATTCGGCCTTTCGTTCGGGTCTGAAACTTGTGGATTGCGTAACGATTCTAATTCCCTGTCTTTTTCTACGTTTGCTCTCTGTTCAGTACGATATAAACGAGTAATCTCGTTAATACGCTCCTGAGCAGTTTGCTTTCTTGCAGGCTCTTCTTGAGCTTGTTCTTCGGTTTGCGCTTGAGTTTCCTCAAGCGATTGTTCTTCTTGGGTAACTTCCTGGGTTACTTCCTCTGTTGCTTCTTGGGTTACTTCTTCGTTTTCCATAATTACCTCGCGTCTATGACGATTTATTTTGCGGTATTTCTACCGGTATTTTGCAGTTCTTGCATTTTCCGTTGTCTTTCTGTTTCTTGTTTTAATTCATTATATATTTCATTAGCCCCTGGCCAGTCGCTATATTTAAAAATATAAGGCGCAATAATATGAGCATGATTCGGGGCGTATTGCATCGATTCAAGCATGTGAGTAACCATCTCTTCTCTTTGTGAGTTATACGAAACGCCTATTTTAGCATTTAACCTATAATTCCCTTTTAAGTTATTAACAATGACAGCATTTCCGGAATGATCATCAACACTAGGACTGTTTACATTAACCAGCGAACTCTCCCCTGTGTCCCCTACTGTCATTAACATTCTATGTGTATCATAAACGATAGGAATAATCTCAATTATCTGCTGATTTAAATACATTAGTGATCTCAATGCATTATCTACAAAAACATGAGAGCTTTTATCAGACTGCTCAATTCTCGCCTCAATAGCCTTTCCGCTTCTCTCGTTAGAGGTTTGTCCTTTACTAGACTCATACTTACCTAGATAGTCTTCTATGTCGTTAGCTGTAGTCTGCATCATGCTCATTATACCCGCAGGTATAGTCGTCTGTGTTTGCCTTTGGGGTCTACCAAGCCCTATATCGTTATATCGCATATACATGCGGTTCGTAAGATGAGCCTCGTCCCATTCGCCCGTATAATCTTTAACCTCTCGATGATCTACTATAAAAGGAGCTTTAGGAGTTAGCGCTACATTCTCCGTCGCTGCACTCGCCCAATATGAATACATCTGGCTTAACCCTTTAGCCCCTCTAATCAAAGATTCAAAATGCTTTTTCCCATCTACAACAACCTCGTCACCGAAGACAGGGATTATCGGTATACTAGACCCAGGCCAAACACCTTCCTCTAAAATCTCTGCCCCACTAACCTTAGCCCATTTAACCTTATAATCTCTATATTTACGAGTTTGCAATACCTCAAAAAACTCCTTAATCCTACTAAGAGGATTTTCCTTTGTGACCTCCACGATGCTAATAATACCATTCTCGTCCATTACTTGCGCTATTTCTTTATTAAAAAAATCTTTATAAAAATACTCAGCAATTCTGACGGTATCTTTTGAAAACCAGTCTCCATAGTCTTTACTAGTCCCTAACTGTTCAAAATTCTTCTTTTCTGCATCCGGCCATTCCGCCTCAAACTGATCCTCAGTATAACTAGTCTCAATAAACCCCCATTTACCATCGCTATATGTAAACTCAACAGCCGAAGGGTCAAGGTGAACAGAAGGGACGTTGATTATCCGCTTAATAACAATTTCCTGGTCGAAAGTCCCTTTTACAAAATCAGTGTCTAATCTCAAAAACCCCACCGAACCTGACACGGCATTCATAAAAGCAGTATCAATCGCAGTCGAAGATGTTGAGGAATATTCAATTTGCCTTATCAAACCATCGTAAATCTCAGCAACTTCTTTACTACCCTCTGCGTCTGCCGGTATAACATTCATACTGGCTTGATTAATAAGCTGATTGCTACGCAAACTCCTGACAAACTTCAAAAGTTTATTAACAGTAATTCGAGGACGATTTTTACCTCTGGTTTCTACGACATTAGCAGGCCAATAAGCATCGTCAATATCATAAACCATCTTCATATCCTCTGCATAAGCCTCGTAAACATGGCGCCAGCCATCAACAGAGGTCTTGTAATTAGTTCTCATTTCCTCTAAATTCATAAGATCAGGAACATGCCCCTCCTTCTGTTAAAGTTTCGGGTATTTTGTGTTGTATAATATCTCCATTTGGAGGAAGCTCATCTATGGTAGGAGGCTCAAAACTTTCAATCATTTTATCACAAACCTCTTTCCAACTCTTTTTTGAGTATCCTCTAGGCGATTGCATTCGTAAATCTAAATTCCTTTCAATTTCGGTACACCATACGTATGTAACTTTTACTGTATTCGGCGTTATACTACGTTCAATGACATCAAGCCACACCATTCTTTTTTCCATACTTATGTTTGATTCATCTATTATGACATCAAATTTTGCTTCAATAGCATGTCGCAAACAAGAGAAGGCGCTATACCTTATCATTCTTTCATATTTTTCATCGAAAACATATTCTTCGCCTTTTATCATATGGCGCAAAGAATCTCTGTTAATTATTACTGTATTATCATTATTTTTTGCCTTATCTTTTGCCCAGCTTGATTTCCCGCTGCCTATAATCCCTATCATAAGATATACGTTCTGTTCTTTCATTGTTCCTTCCTATAAGCTCATCCAGTGGCGATCAGGCATCGCAGGTAACGGAACTCTAACAGAATCGCTGTAATTAGAGCCTGTCAACGTGTATCTATACCAATTTTCCATAAAATGATCATCCGAATCCTTAGTAGGCTTGCCGTCATCATCATACACCCACCTTAAAATTTCATAAATATGTCGCTCTAAATTATTAAATAAATAACATGTCGCCAATCCGTTTACTCCCTTCAGGTAAGACTGGATATTCCTTATTCCAGAATCCTTATCTTTTGAGGCTACCCGCAAAACCATGCCGTCCCGACCTAACCTCTCGTTTATAATAGTAAAGGAATCCTTAATATCAGAACCCAACATATTCCTCATATAAGCGCTATCCCCCTTAGATAGAGGATCAATAAAAACATTCTCAATATTCCACGTATTAACCTTCTTACTCCGGATAATACTATCCGCAACCTCCTCAGCCGACAAATTCTCCCATGTCTCCTTAATACAATAATGAACATCCTGCTTATTAACAGCCCAATAACTTATCGCCTGAGGCTTACTCAAATGTACATCTATCATTACAACAACAGGCCAGTCTGTAGGCACTTCAAACGGCTCTACAAGGTGAACACCACTATCGTAATTCTTTAAAATACGACCAACTAAAGACTTAAACTCACCAAATAATCTCGGTCCCACATCAGAAGGATCAATGTCCTCCACAAACTTCAAAATCTTCAACTTCAAATCAAGGTCAGTTAACTCCCTCAAATAAGACTTAGCCCTGCGACCCCTGTCACTTACATAATTCTTCGGACTATCCCACAATAGTTTATTAAAAAATTCCTCTACCTGCTCGTCCGTTAAACCACCACGCCTCAACTCCAAAACGTCATGTTCGTATAAATCCGTATTATCAGTGATCTTTAAATTCGAAACTACACCTATATCGTCCCTTTCACTTAACACAAACTCATCCAACAACCAAGCCTGCTTCAACGGCGTCAAAGTCAATAACGTCTTACCGCCCGTTAACATCAAACCACGTGCCAAACCTACATACTTCGATCTAGGTATCGGCTCATCAGCCCAAACACCATGTACTAAAGAACTCTCAAATAAACTATCATCCTGCGTGTAACACATTAAAGTAAATGTCGAACCATTAAACCACTCCCACAAATACTGAATGCCCTGCTCGTTCTTCTTAGTAGTATACCAACCCTTTGGAGACCACTTCTTTAACTCACGGATAAGCGTCTGGCCTATGTGCATCTTCCAATCTTCACCAGTAATAACTATATCAACCGGAGGCTCAATCCCTAAACTCGAATTCCTGTAAAAATAACCCTCAACCTCAACCGCATCCTCATCCGACTCATCAACATAATTCCAAGGCTCATAACCCAAGACCCACGAAATTACAACATTACATCCAAACGCAGTCTTCCCTATCTTATTAGAACTCAAACAAGGAACTATCGACTTCTCCCGAACCACACCCAAAGCACCCAACTGCCAAGGATAAGGCTCAAAAAAAAACGTCAAATTTTCCCCACGCTTACGCTCTAACCGATCCTCAATCTCCCTTCGTTCCTGCATCTAACTCCTTCAACTTCGCAACATCCGAATGCACCGTGTGAACATTCGACGTACTCTTATCAGTCAACAAACGCTCCGAATTTAACAACATCTGATACGAAGACACCTTCTCTCGCAAACCAGCATCCGCCAAATCCTCATCCGTTATCTTATCAATTATCCGCCGACGCTGATGAGACAAAACATCAGGCTCATGCTTCTTAAAACGACGCAACCCCGCCAAATCAGCCTTCTTCAACCGTCGATTAACCGTCATCCTACTACAACCCAATAAAGTAGCAATCTGCGACTGCGACAAACCCTTCTCATCTAACTCCAAAAAATACTCAATCGCAATAACCCTACCACGACCACGAAAATGCTCCGAACCAGAACCCTCAGGCAACTCGTAAACCTCACTCGAATCTACCTCCGGTAAATCCGGGAAATAAACACTAACATCTTCCATAAAAAAACCATTCTGTGTTTCGGAAATTTATTGAGGGAAGTTATACACATTATGGCCAGAAAACATGACCTTGCCCCCCATACAAAACAAACATAAATGCACATCTTCCACTATTTGTTTAGATATATATGCGCATATAAAACTATATCAATCCTCAACATCACACATCCAACATATCTAAAAAAATAATACTACACCACTTTACTATAGTATAACAATATACACATGCACTGTCAACTTCCGATAACATATCTTATGTCACATTACCAACCATAACTATAATCGGATACATAAATAAACACACATCTAAAATTTAAATAGTAACTATCGAAATATTCTATGGGTAGACAAACAAGAGATAAAAACTAATTCCCCGATTTAACCAGTTGCAATTCCCCGATTTAACCAGTTGTATTTTCCCCATTTAATATAATTTTCCCATTCAACCAACTTTCCCAATAGTTCTTCCTTACTCTTTTATAATCATGTAAAACAGAATCAAGGCTATTGCTATGAAGTAAAGAAGAGTTAAAAAGGTTCTTTCAGTCACTCTCAATTATCACCTGTTTTGTCTGCTTTCGCTTCTATCCATTCTAACAAACTTATTTCTCTTGGTTTTTCAGGAGCTTCATGGTTTTTCTTGGCGCTAACTCTTGTTCGGAAAGTCTTTATTCTCTCTCTTGCTTTTCTTCTTTGATAGTTACCAACCATTCAAGCGCTCCCTGATGCAAGATTACCGCTCTCTTCCTTAAATGCAGACTAACTACTATATACTACTTGATACATCCTATCTTTGCAACTTTTTTCCCACACTCTCTAACATCTCTAATGCTTCTATAGTAATATGTCAAGGAGCTTTCACAATCAAGCTGTACGTTGATTCTCGCATGAGCTTTATCGCAGCTTTCTCCTTTTTATAACTTTTTTCTCTATTAACTACTTTTTTCCTAAAAAAGACTTGACAAACACAACGATAATTAGTATTGTCCTATTGAAAGCAACAAAATCAAACAAGGAGAAAAGAACATGGCATTAAACCAGCCATCATACGATCAACTACCAGAACAAGCCAAAAAATACTGGACACCAAAAACGAGAGAAGAATATTTAGAAACCTTTTGCCAACCACCTGAATTGATCGAGATTGTACTTTTTGGCAAAACATATGAAATAATCATTTAATTTTTTTACCCTTGCTTTCTGATTGAAGACAGGGGCAATAAAATTAAAAAAGGAGAAAACATCATGAAAAAATTTTACACTTACAAGTCGAAAGTTTCAGAGCGTACACTCTACAGCTTAACCAACAAAGAAATAGCAGACTTCACCCGCACCGGTGAAATAATGCTATCACCTCGATTCTGTATGTATCGACTCAGACAATACCGAGGTCAAGAAGGCATCTTTTCCCCAGTTCAACCATTATAAAAAGGGGAAATAAAAAAGCAACAAAAAAATTAAAAAAAGGAGCAAAACCATGATACAAACAATCACATCACACGACTTTCAAGACGCATTTCGCAAGATCAGACCAGACAACTTTTCATACGACGGACTTAAGGCGCTGTTTGATTATCTTGAAGAGCTTGAAGAAAATACAGGTAAGTAGATTGAACTTGATGTTATCGCTTTTTGTTGTGAATATTCTGAATATGAAGATATGGAAGAAATCACAAAAGAACACCCGGACATCACAACGCTTGAAGAGCTAGAAGAAAACACCACCGTAATTCAAAGCTCCACAAGCATAATTATTCAAGATTTTTAATTCGCGTGGGAACGGTTTAAGCGCTGGTTCGATTCCAGCGCCCACAAATCAAAAAAAAGATACAAGGAGAGAATATCATGACCAAAAAAGATTTAATCAGAAAAATTCATGAGGAAATGAGGAAAGTAGAAGGAGTTGAGACCCCACGGGAAGAGGACGAATGGTGTGGAAGTTGTACTGGGGATCCTGGGTATAACGATTGTTATAGCAGCATAAAATACAGTGCAGGTAGGGATTATGATTTTATTACAAATAGTTGCCAAGATTTCATGAAAAATTGTGGAGAGAAAATTTTGATTCATGAAATGACTATGAAGCAGATATTTGAGTTGTATAAGGAAATCAAGGAAGCAGTCAAGGCGCAATTGGAAGAGAGCAAGGAAGTAGAGGCAGAAATTGACAGCTATTTTGAGAATGAAGAAAAATAGTTTTTTTACCCTTGCTTTCCTTGAAGGCAGGGGCAAAAAAATAAAAGGAGAAAATCATGGCAAACATTCGCTTTACGACATTTATATTATATACTATTGCCTTTTGGTGTATGCCCTCGTTCACATTGTGTATAATTGCCTTATGGTGTATGTTCTTGCTCGTATCGATATAATCAGTTCAGTTTTGGACTAGCGCTATACTTATCCAGAGAGAATATAAAAAACCTGCATGATTCAGCATCAGGGAATTGATTTTCAACGACAACACAACCACCCTTCAAATAACAAGCACAGTAAATACACTTCATAATATCCAACTCCCTACAAAATTCCCGATCATTGATCGACTTAACAACCGCATGAGAAGAATTGCAAGCGGAGCATACATCTTCCAAGTTCCGCTTGTCGTTTATCAGCTTCCTGCCATATTTCCTTATGTTCGATTTTGACTGACTGAATCGATGATGTTCTTCAGTTGCTGGATTACCGCAATATTTACATTTCACATTAAAATTTCCATCTAACATGATACGCCAATCACTGATTGTTTAAAAGCCTCCCACGCTTCATCAAAAGTCTTGAATTTAGCTTCAATCACCTCTACAGCATCCTCATAAAAATCTTCTCCATCAGCAAATCCAGCAACCATCTGTTGATTAGTACATCCCACACACATTTTCAGAGACACCTCAAAGATAAAATCATAGAAAGCGACTTGAACCCGAACCCAAGAGCCAAAATGACCTATCAACTTTTTCATACTACATTCTACGAAAAAAAAATCAGGATTCGGCATAGAATCGATTAACTCATCCAATTTTGCAAGAGATAAACCATATTTTTCTTTATCAGTCAAACAACGACCCATTTTCTTTCTCCTTTTTTAATTTCACCACCAATATTTTATTTTCAAACCCAAAATATATCCAACACATAGTCCGAATATACCAGACATAATACATACTACAGCATACATAAACAATCGCCAGAGAACACGCCAGAGCAGTTTCATCTAACAGGCTAACCCCAGACAATACATCACAAACAAAAAAATCATAACATAAACGAATCCTAAACCCCACCCTATACTTTCTACTAAATCCTCCCCGCACTTAGGACATATAAACTTTTCAGTTTCAAACTTCTGGTCACAATGCACACAATGTTTCATCTCCCTTCTCCTTTTCCAGCAATTTTAATTCGATTTGACAATTCGGACACATAGCTACAATCTTTTTTTTGCGATCTGTAAAATAAGTTATGCTATAACCACACTTGCAACGAAAAATAGAAGTTACTAATCCCATATTACACCTCCTGAATTTAACCATTAGCCATATCCTCTTGTGGCGACTACTGCCGCTTTCGGCGATTACTCTAATAACGTTCGGTCATCAACCACAGTAGCGACCACAACAAAACACGACTAATAGTCATACTATTATATTCCCCAATTTCAAAATATAAACAATCTCCTTCTCGGGTGCTCCCCATTCTACAATACCAAATCCTGTTGAAAGCTCTATAAATTCAATTGAAAAAACACGAGCATTCTTTTGATAACCATTTCTAAAAAGAACAACATCAAACGATTTTTTCAAAAGACGACTATCCCAATATGGCTTTATTTCTCGATATTCTTCTTTTTTTATGCCAGCAAGAATCATATCAAACCACTTCTTACATAAAGTCAAATGTAAAATTTTCAATGCTTTCTATCCTCGATTGATTTCAACATAAAATCATATAAAATCAATTCCCTTGCGGAAGAATGTTCCTGACTTACCAGACTCAAAAAATTCTCCTTACACAAATAATAAATATACCACCACATACCACGCAACCCGATCCGGTGGTATGCAATTTTATAAAAGCTCATAGACCGACCTCCTTTTTATATTTAATCCCCAAAAACATTCATGCTTACTAAATTACACAAACACGTTGCACCCCCCTCCAATCCCTCTAAGACAGATGTAATCTTTGCTTTCATAAAATCCAATGTTTTATCACCATCAATTTCCAAAAACAACTCTTCTGACAAGAATACGACAAAACCTTCATGCTTCGTACTTTTTTTTAATATCTCATAATCTACACGTACCATCATAAACTTACCTCCTTCCTTAATTAAATATTCCATGTACGGAAAATTTCCATACTTTGTATATGAAACCACCGACCTGATCCACCCCACGCTAATTGAGAAAGCGCCTCATCTATCAAAAAATCTAATGTTTTATCACCATCTACTTCTATGTAGAACATCTTTTGTTGATGAAGATCAAGATCGCTGATATTATTTTTTTGCATTTCTATATAATTAACTCGTACTATCATAGATTAATCTCCTTGCTCCGCTTGTTAAGGTCATCATAGCTACACCCCAGTATATTTGCGCATACGGTGACTACCTTCTTAAAAACCTCTGCAAACTCGATATTATCCATATTGTCAAACGCCACCGATTGAACATCCAGTCTTATTTCTCCATTAATATTCATGGAAAAATCAACAAATCCCAACTCAAACATAACCGCCTTCAAAAACGCATGCGGTGATTTACCTTCCCAGATATGCCCAGCAGGGATACTTCTCAATGTATCCCTACAAATTGCAAACATCTTCTTGTGAAACTCTGGATTCCTAGGCTCTGTAATAACAGCACTCTTGATAACATTAGGTCGCATCTTTTTAACAGCTTCAACATCGGAAGGGTAGACCGGTACGAGTGCGCCATCCCTTTTAATAAGACAAATTTTAGTCGCCATACCTCTCCTCTCGTAATTAAAACAACGTATCTTTTAAATGTCTTTTAATCCACAAACATTCTGTTCTTTTGCTTCTTGCTTCTCCATTTTTGATTTTTTCAACTAAACAAGTCGTTTGAAACTCATGCTTCTCATAGCTATCCAATCGGTCATATATATCATTATTGTAACCACTCAAAACAAACTGTCCTTTTATATTGGATATTTTGTCGATCAATTTTACATGTTCCTCATCTTCCATTTCACATTCATAGCGCCGGCCACCGACTCTCGTTGATAAAACATAAGGCGGATCGAGATAAAATAAAGTGTTTTTCGTATCATAGGTATCAAGTACATATCTCCAATCTTTATTCTCAATTTGAACATTTTGAAATCTTTTATGTATTTCAGGCAAAAACTTTACTGTCGATGACCAAACCTTTGATCTATTTTCATTAACTCCGAAACTCCACCCCGCCCCAAAATCTCCACTAAAACTTTGTCTTGCTACAACAAACCAATAAACAGCTTTTTTTATTTCGTCACTTTATTTTTCCCAGTTTTCAAGACAATAATAATACAACTCTCTGGAATGAAGCAAGAACTTTATTTGCTCATAAAATAACTTAAACTTCTCCGGATCACTCAAAACCATAAAAAAATGGAAAAGCCCACTATTCAAATCATTATAAACTTCAATTTTAGAAGGACTTTTTCCAAACAATATCGAAGCTCCCCCTCCAAAAACCTCAACAAATATTTTATGAGCAGGTAGTAAAGGAATTATTTTATTTTTCAGCACCCCCTTACCACCATACCACAGAACAGGTGAGTTCATTTAGTTTCATCCCTCACATATTCATTCAGCATTTTAACCGGATATTTTATGTTACGTCTCTGCAAAAGTTTTTTGTCACAAACCAAATATCGCAAAGGGACAAATGTCCTCTCAAATAACTCATCCGGCACAACTTTTTGAACATATATCCCGTATTTTGCCCACATCCATTTTTGGTTTGTCGCAAACACCCGAAGCATATTATAACGATCTTTTGGCGGTTTGACCTCAATTATAGACACATTGTTTTTAGCAATAAAAGGATAATCAACAAGCGCCTTCTTGCCATACCAAATCTCTGAAAAAAATACATCTCTCGCTTTGCCTTTCCACTCGATCTGAAAATCGGGAGTATAAACATGCTGCGACAGTTCAGGTATCATCAATTCGACCTCTTTAACCTTCGTCTTGAGTGACTTCTCCCAAGTGTAAGTAGCTTTCTCAAAAAGGACATAAGACATAGGCTGCGGCGTCCATTTACGAACATATCCAGCCTGTTTTAACTCATCTAAATACCAACTGAAATATATTTCAAGGTTACTATCCACAATAAAAATCCCATTGATTTACCATATTTTTCTTTTCCACCGGTAATGTCCCCAAGCATCATCCCAAATTTTATATAATATCACTAATCAATTAAAACCCTTGTCTATTGCCACGTAATAAGAAAACGGCCAAAGTCTGAAATATATTATATATCGGCCTGTCTCTGCTAAAGGCTTCATCTTCATTCGATCCCCTTGAATGCCTTTTTAAGTGCATCGGTAAAACCACACCCACCATTATGATATTTTACCTCAAACTTTATGCGACCATTACAATCCTTCGACGCCCTGTAAATTTCGTCATACGGATCATTATTGACAAGCTCAACTTTATAAATTGCGTCACCAACAACAATATAGTCTTCGCAAAATTCATCCTCAAACTTTTCCCTCCATGTTTGACCAATAAACTTCCCGCCCTTTCCATATTCTCGACAAATTTGTTTACACATGTCCTCAACACTTCCCTCATTCGATATTTCTACTAATTCCCCTGTATAGTGTTCCGTTTCGCTCATCTCGCTACCCCCATTTTAATTTATTGATCCTATTCAAAACATCCCCCCTTGATTAAAATCCACGATATCCTCAAATCGCATATATTTTTCAATAAAATTTACTTTCACGTGCGATTTTTTGCCATCACGATTTTTGGCCAATATCAACCCACCGTCGTAAGTAAAAATAACAATATCAGCATCCTGTTCTATATTTCCAGAATCCCGCAGATCAGAAAGTATCGGCAAAGGAGGGTTTCGATTTTCAACGGCCCTGCTTAGCTGAGACAACAAAACAATCGGAATATCCAATTCCCTTGCAAGCCCCTTTAACCCTGCCGTTATCTCCCCCAGCCCCAAATCTTTATTTTTGTTCGGGTTTGTTCCCATCAATTGCAAATAGTCAATAATAATAGCCCCAATATCCCCTTTTTGCGATTCCATCCTTGCAATTCTTGTAACATCACGAAAAGTCAACCATGGACTGTCATCTATCAAAATCGAATATTTTTTTATTTTGGCTAATTCCGCATTTAAGATTTCATGCTCCAAACCATTATAACTCTTGCTCGTTATTCGATCCATTTCGATACTACATCGGATAGCCAACATCCTTTGTACAAGTTTTCGTAAAGGTGTTTCAATCGAAAAAATAAGCAATTTCGCTTGTCTTTCCAACAAACTCAATGCGATATTCAAAGCCAAGCTGGTTTTTCCGGTTGAAGGGCGTCCTGCTATAATATGGAGACTGGACTTAAACAGGCCTAACATCACATTATCAAGCGCCTTTAATTCAGTTGGGATATACTCCCCTACTCGAATTAGCTCGCTTACATCGTCAGTCGTAAAGATTTCATTCAAAGCTGGTAGATTTTTAGATATCACTGAATCGCTTTTAATTTTATTCAGCTCATCTTCGACATTTTCTATCAAGAGATCGCAATTGACATCCATTTTCCCAGCGTCAAGTAATGACTGGGACAAAATGATTGATTTCCGACGTTTTGAATACTGCTTTAATATCTTTACATACTCCAGCGCCCTTGTCGGAAAACTATAAGCAGATATAACCTCAACAAGATAATCAATGCCCCCAGCTTTTTCAAGCGACTTATGCTCAACCAGCTTGTTTTTCAACAATATCAAATCAACCGATGAACCCTCATTATTCAAATCCTGCATAGCCTTGAAAATCAATTGATGATGGGGTAAATAGAAGTCATCTACTTGTAGCAAATCAAGGACGATCAATAAAGATTGTCTATTCCCCATTGCTGTAGAAAGCACCGTTTTTTCAGTATCGAGATCGTAAGGTATTTTTATTTCCGACATAAAAAATCCTTAGAAGATAGTTATAAATCGTTTTTATATTCATCTGAATCATGCCAACAATTTTCGCATAATGGCCCGGTCTCATCCTCAAGATATAAACTATCATCTTCACACCTGCCAGTTGGTTCGTCGCACTGAGAACATAATTGCCGTGTCCCAGGATAATTATTGGCATTCCAAACTTCATGCTCGGACTGATGTATTGCGTGTCTTTTTCCGTTTGGCCAAGTATTCATTCTCTCCCCCTTCTAATTTTTTTAAGCATCCTTTTATATTCCTTTTCTGTAAACGTCCTTCTGTCATCATACCCTATAGAACTTAGTAACATCGGCTCTGTTCGAAAAACTTCATTACCATCTACATCCTTTTTGATCGAATATGCATAAGAAAACATCCTACCATCTTTAAACTTTTTAAAATGTTTGATTTCTACTGAAAATATCTCATTCATTACTCATCCTCCATATACACAATCTGGCTTAATATTTCTTTTTCGTCTTTAGATAACCCCATAGACACGCCCGCCAGTTGTATGTCTACTTGATAAGATGGAGGTTCAGGCATCGGCATCCAATGAGAAAAGTTAGGAAATTCCCCATGACCGCAAGAATCCCCACTAGACCCAGCTATAATATATACCCCATGTATATTGACAAAACATACAAACATTAAATTTCCTTGATTTTCCCAACACCCCAAAAAACATCCTCCGCCATGCCTGGGCAACTTGTCTTTTACACTTATCCATTTCATAATTACCTCCTTTTTGCAATAAATTGATTGTCGATGTCTGGCTCCATGATTATACAATCAATAGATTTTCCAAAAAAACCATAGGTATCTTCCATAACGACTTTTACCTCCACGATATTCCCACATGGATTTACACAGCATCGCAAAAACACTTGTAAGTCTTTAGGATATTTTTTTAACATTTTCTCTAAATCACCGACATTCATAATTACCTCATTTACTTGTTATAATTTTTCCACTTCTACTAATTCGATATTACCAGCATCAGATTTTATTATATACAAGAGATATTCTGGCGCCGAACAACCCTCCTGTACCTTTTCAAATCGTTCCCCTATAGCTAAATATTCATAAGCATCAAATTCAGGTCTATAGTCAACCCTTAAAGGAATTATTTTGAGCATCGAAAAAACCTCGCATACCTCTTCAAGATTTCGTTCTATAGTTTCAACATCAATTCTAAAAACTCCTAAATTTCTCTTATCCATTTTGAACCTCCAAAACCTGTTTATCTGGCATTAAATTCTCACACCACACATCATTATTAAACTGAAACTGAGATACCATTAAAAAATGGTCCAAGTCGTCTTGCTGTGCAAAAAATCCAAAATAAGCATCCAGCCATTTACATTCAATTTTTCCTTCTGGACCACACAAATCAAAAGTAGCTGAATCAAACCCGACATCTTTTGCTAATTCTTGACACTGTAAAATACTCATTCGCAACGCAACCGAAATTCCTCCACCCATTCATCGTTCGGTATCTTTTCGCTAATAGCCTTGCATGCGTCATACCACTCCCACCCATCTATTGGCGGCAATAAATCAGAACCAACATAATCTCTGGTTAAACAAATAGCTCTCAACGCCTTTGACAATAATTGCTCCATTTCTAAACCTCCTATACATCTATGTCATCTATTCTTTCTCGTTCTCGATCAGGATGCGAATACGGGTCTTTAAATTCCTTTTTCTGTTCAAAATTTTTCTTCTTCATTCTATAATTTTCGAACGGCTTCGCTTCGTCAAGAAATCTCTCAAGTGCTTTGACAATAAAATCCCAAAGACTAAAACGATAATCATACCACATATCAGGATCACCCACAATTTTATCATAATTCACAATACTCTTTAAAACTTTATCAAGTCCTATGTCACGAATAGCATCTATATGCTTCTTTTGAAATTTTCTTGTTACTGTTGAAAGATTGTGGGTAGTGAGGTGTTGTTGATTATTCCAAGTAGTTAATACTCTGTTGATTAATTCTTCATTTATGTTATTATTGTTTTTAGGGTTTTCAGGTATATATATATCTGTTGTAGTCTCTGTAGTAATCTCTGTAGTAATCTCTGTAATGTTTTGACCTTTTTGACTATCACGTTCTATCCCTTTGGGGCAATTTAATTTATCCTTTTGGGGCAAATTGGAGTTGTCAGAATAGCTTATTATTAATTTTTCTATTCTTTCAACATCGACTATGTAATGTGTTTTTGGAGGTATCCCTTTTAGTTTAACGATTATAATTCTATTAGATATTAGATTTTTTTTTGCATTTCTGAATGTTTTTAAGCCCATTTTAAGTTCACCGGCAAAATCTTCGTCTGTTTTATAAAACTCTCTACCCATTGTATAATACCAGTACATGATTTGAGATAGGACTATTCCTGCCGTTACACTTTCTGTGATTTCAGCATAAATAGGGTAATATGCAATAGGTCTTTGTGATAATTCTTTTAACAATCTGCCTGCATCAGTCATATTATTCCTCTCCATTGATTATGCATCCAACATAACGTGCACAAATCCTTGTCGCTCTTGACATGGATTCCTTTCTGGATCACCTTTCAAATATCGGTCACCTTCTTTCCGGATACACCATCCATTTTCCGTACCACACTCATTTGCGCAATTTGCAAAAATTAAAACTTGACAATCAGTCCAACCAATTGGTACGCAAACCTGCATAGACAAAATACCCGCATTTAGAACTTCTGCTTGCATATTACATCTCCTTATTATTAGATTTTGACATAAAAAACGCCTTTCGTGAGAGATTGCCATTAATATTCCGCCGAACGAATAAGTTCAGAATATTATATCTCTCACAAAAAGCGTCATCTATTATATTCGTTCTATTTGTTTTCATAAGCAAAGACTGGCAAATCTTTTATGCTCATACGCTCAATATCTCATATTACAGTTTATCCGTCAAGTAATTTTTTATGGATTAAACGAAAATATTTTAATCAACGAATTGGTATCAATTGTATAGTGTCGATATCAATATTGTCGGTATAATATACACCACCAGGGCATTTCCTTTTTTTATTTTGCCTCTCTAACAATTCGACCCGTTCCTCCAACAACACAATTCTATCCTCTTTGGTCTCTTCTATATCTTCAATATAATTTTCTAATTTTTTCAATGCCACCCAAGCTAAAATTCTATCGGCATGTACTGTGCATGTATATCCATTGTCTATATCACGTTCACAGTCAAGACTGTTAACAATGGCCTCAAACCTTCTAACCGCATCAATTATTATATCGTCTATCATTATTTGATTCTTGCACATATCATTCCTCCTTAAAACATCTTATTTCCCCTCTTAATTCAGTTACTTCATTCTGTAGATCGTTTATTTCATCTTTAAGATTACTTCTTTCTTCACGCAGAATATATATCCCATCCTCCCTATCTTTTAATGCATCTTTCAGGAAATCTATTTCTTCGTCCTTACTTCTTACCACATCTTCCATGATATCTGTTTTGTCTTGCTTCTCCTTTAATTCTTTTCGTAGGTAATAAATTCCCTCATTCCTGTCAATGAGTGCATCTTTCAAGACATCTATTTCATATTTTGTAACTTCTGGTTTCACTAACCTTTCTTCTTTTTCCATATTATTCCTCCGGATATGTAATAGCTAATATATTTTTAATTATCGGTTCTAAATACATTTCATTGTCAAGAGGGCGGATGTAATCTCTTGTTATTAGCCCTAATTCGACTAAATGATTTATTGCTTGATTGACAGTGTATACCGATAATTCAAAAAGGCGTGAATAATATCGACAATTTATCCGCAACTTGTCGCCTTTAAACTTTTGCTTATATCCGATAAACTTTTCAGTCGCCATATCTATTGCTTCAATGGGTGTATACCAATCCAAAATATCAACCAATATCAAATAGGCTACAAAATCAAATCCCACATTATTTAGACCTTTTTGAACATTATTATACCAGCTTGTAGGAATGGCGTTATAACCTTCTTTTTTTTTCATCTGCTCGCATACTTTATTCATTATTTAACCTCCATCGATATAAATCCCTTCCGACTGCAACAGCAATGTCGTAAACATCCTCTCTGATCATACGCTCCTTTTTTTTATTTAATGAGGCGGATCTTCGTCTATTGCCTCCCATACTTTCATTATAATACCATTTGACCAAAAAGTACAATACATCATCCCTTTAGACGGAACTACTTGTGCAACTATAGCTCCTTTCTTACCGCTTTTATCTGCCTCCACCGCCATATCTTGTAACTCTCCTAATTCGTCTATTTGTTCGTCTGTAAGCTCTATTATACATTGTGCCTTCATTATTCCTCCTTTTCATTTATTATTAAATTCTTGATACTCTTTAAGTATTTGAAAAGCCTTTATTAATATGCTAACAAATAATCCAAGAGCTATTCCGGTTAATATTCCCAAGCAAAATATCAATAATTCATTATAAACTATAGTTGCTAACATTTTACACCTCCTTTCACTCCAAATCTATTATTTTTTTAATCCCATCCAGCACATGACGCATATTGCTTGCTGCAATCGAATCAAGAGTCATACCATTTTCCGTTAAGACCTTGTGCGCCTTTTCAAAATCAGGCTCCGAGAAAATCTTAACTGGATATGCGTCAATCCATGTTCTTATCCGATACATTTTAGCCTGCAAATCCTCTAATTCTGCTAATATCTTTTTCTTTCTCATCTCGTCACTCCTTGACCAACCGGTATTTTGTTAATATCCAACCTATACCCATATTTAAGCACTCAACCACATCGAACATGTCTGTAGCTCCCAACTTCGAGAAAGAAATCACAATTTCTTCGCCGTTAATTGTAGCCATGAAGCACCATTCTCTATCAGCATCCTCGCAGATATCGCAATATTCACTTCCATTTTTAGTGGTTTTACCACATTCCGAGCAAATTGAATGCTCATAACCATAATAAAAACTTCCATTTTTAAATGACAATCCTGCATAATCACTTGAACAATAAAAATTCGGTTTATTCATTATTTTCTCCTTATCTTATTTCTAAATCTTCCACTATTTTACATCCCTCGATGTGACAAAAATTATCAAACTGACAATCAAAACAGCATGTCAAATTCGGACAATTACTTTGAACAATATGATAGAATTCCTTTCCAAATTTATCATAGGCTTCATTCATTATTCTTGTCACCATCCTACTGTTTGAATGATTAACAATAGGGCATATATTACATTTTCTGTCACATAGCTTCATAATCTTACTTCTTCTTTTTAGTAATTTATTGTTACATGTTCAATGCTTCGTAAGCTGCAATAGCACGACTACACCTCCCGCACTCTTCCTTCGTGGTGACATCGTAATGGCAATAATAAAAGTCCATTCGCTCTGTAGGTTTTTCAGCAAAAGGCTCTATGGCCTTCATAAGTGCTTGGAGTTTTAGCGTAGCCAATCTTGGATTCTTTTCAACCCAAATTATATCAATCATAATTTTCTCCTTGACAACTCCTTGTTTTTTTATACATACTCCCCATGATACAACAATTCTATTCGACAATCCTCATAAGTTCCAACAAAAATACAATGATCAAAAATATATGCTGACCATGTACCATTTTCGTTTATTTCAATTCTTACTGATTTCGTCACAATATTCCTCCTTTTCATCTTTTTAATCTGGTATAGACATATTATTATCAATTTGATTAAACTGCTCTGAAATCTCCCACGCCTTGATCTCTTCGATCATCAGCTTCTCATCGCCGTTCCTTTCTTTGCAAAACGCATATTGGGCATCTACCCCCATGTCATTTACAAAAAAATAGTCTTTAATTTTTTTAGGCATTTTATCCAGAGCCTTGCAAATAGCGTCAAATTTCTCCACAGAAAGACCCATCTGAGTACGTATGGGTTCGTCGTGCTTTTCCAAGTATTCTTTTCCCGGAGCTTCAATCAAAGGCTGTTTTGCTTGTTCTATTTGCTCAATTGCTTCCTCTGTCAATATTCCCCTGAATTCTATACCATTGTCAAGGAAATCATGGACCTTCTGGAGGTTCTCATGGGACAAGTTCGGAACTAATTGAAGCACAGGAAATAAAGACTTCGTTCCCGGCTTCTGACTTTTGACTTTTTTCACTGATAGATCGAAAGCCATATTCTTGACTGTACCAGCCATCTTTTGAATAGCATCAAAAACCCCAACAATTCCCGGTATCGAGCTTTGAGCGCCCTTCGTGGATAACTGCCAAACCCCCCAAATGCCCTTAATGCGTGGGATGAGGAAACGCATGGTTAAAATCTCGTCCCACTTCCCATCGACCTGCTTTGCGACCTTTTCCTTTATGTCAGGCTCATCCTCAATCGTCTTGTGCGCATACGCTCCAAATTGGCCGGTAACAGGATCGATTGTTTTCTCATCCCAAACAAAAAAGTCAAATCCATTGCCGTAACCAAACAATTTTGCACCTTGCCTGATCTCGTATCTCTCAAAGCATACGTCCTCAATATTGTCGGAAAGAAAGACAACTTCAATGCTTTTAGGCTTTTCTGGAAATTCTCTATCAAAATGAGCCTTGTATTTGCTATCAGCGATGAAATAATCTAATGACTCTGGAAGGCCATTGTCTTTCTTCCTGCCTATTTTAATATTCCCGATGATAGCAATTTTTTCTTTTTCCCCTTCTCTTTTTATTCTTCCGTTCATACCTCTTCTCCATGATCTTTTCCTATACTCGATACCTGTTCCATTGCTTCAATTGCTTTCCTTTGCCACAATTCCATAGTTTTTCGAGGATATATAGCAAGCAGTGAAGCAAAGTTGTCTATATAACTTATACTTGTTTCCCCAATATCTCCATAATTGGAACATATATACCAAGACACTGACTTCTTCCCGTTTTCTACCTCCGATAGATAGGACACAGAAATCTCAAGTTTTTCAGCCATTTCAGCAAGAGATATATTTTTGATAGTTCGGATAAGGCGCAAGGTTTTCCCCATCGCAACATCCTTTTTCGATTGTTTTTTCTTTTTCTTGTTTGTTCTTTCGCTCAAAATACTACCTCCTCATAATCAAGATGATCTATTTCCACAAAGACATCTTCAGGCTCTTTGTCTATCGTTAAGATACTATCCCCGTTAAAATCGGTGACAGGCTTTATGGTCTGCTTCTTGACATCTCCATGCCATAGCTTAACATATAACTCCCACTTGTAAGCATTAGTAGAATCTGTCTGGTCTTTCAGCTTATAAGGTGTTACTCTCGATGATAAAGGCAGCCTGTAATTGTGGCTGCCATAATTAAAAACACGGTCTATTTGCTGATTGGGAAACTCAGCATTCCATGCTTGCTTCTGTGCTTCAAGTTGTATCTCATGGCTTTCATGGAATCCTTTTTGTCCCGATTTAATGTCGATCAGGGCAGTTATTATCTCCTTTTTGTACGTCATTTTACATACAATGTCTAACGTACACGCATACCGATCGTCGAGCATCATAGGGTATTCAATTGCAAGTGGCTTCACGCTAAAGTCTCTGCAAAAACGAGAAAATCCGTATATGTCTTTTCGCAAATCCCTGCCTTCTTCCTTCATCCATTTTAGACATTCTGAAAAGTCAAAGTTTTTCTCTTCAAAAAAACCCTGCATACACAGCATCAACAATCCACTGCTTAAAGGCATCGATTGACCAAGCAGATATTGACCGCACAGTACGTGTAAATACGTCCCATAATTAGCAGAATTTTTCAACAACCACTTTGCTTTCTCCTTGCCTTTCTCAATTTGCCACTGGATGATATAATAACTTATCGGCGCTACTTTGTTCATTATCGTCGTGAATGCCGGCGCTTGCGTCAACACTCCGTCATCTTCTTTAATATAATGACGGCTTCCTCCAACATCGACTCGGCTCATCTTATATATAGGCTCAACAATGTAATCCGTGTCAATGAAATCAGCCTTTATTTCTTCAACTGCTTCGACCTCGATGAATCTATCCATTACCCCCTCCAACACGTTTTATCATTTTTTGAATAGTCTCATAATCATCTTCGTACCTTTCTGGTAGATGCGCCATCCAGTAATAGACCTGTTCCAGATAGACAAGAACATTCCCGTCAATTTCTTTCTCGTTTTCTTCATCTGTTATTCTTTTTTTCATTTTGCCTTTTGCCACCGCATCACATCTTGCAGTTCCAGCGAAGTCAAGTAGTCGTGTCCATGTATTTTCGGCTATATCATAAGCCCACCAGCCTTTCAAATAACCTCTGTCATCTTTTGTGCCTACATATATTTTACCATCGTATGCCTCAATTAAACATCTGTCTTTAGTTTTTGAGATAATTTTCATATTATTTCTCCTGTTGCAATTTCTTTAACCAACGCTTAGGGTTTTTATTAAATTCCATTAGTCCATTTTCAAATATGATATTTTTAATTTCATTTAATTCTGACTGATATCCGGTCGTCGGAACATCGTTTTCCTTTAATACTTTTTTAAAAGTTTCGTACACCTCTTGATTTACTTCGTTAATTTGAATCCGATAATTTTGCATGTTTCCCCCTTCAGCTTAAAAGATCAATTTTAATAAAAGAACAGTAACTATCGCAATACTAAATGCGATCATCCAGATACATTGCCAAGTGTTTGATTTTGCAAGATACCCGCCACAATA